TCAAGTGTGTTGTAGCTGGACGGAGATGGGGGAAAACACATCTTGCTCTGATGTGGTTACTCGATGGTTTAATACAATCGGAAGAACGGAGATGGTTTATTGCACCAACGTATCGGCAGGGAAAAACATTGGTGTTGCCTATGTTACGAAATCTCGAAAGAAACGTTCCGTCAGCAACTCTAAACGAATCCGAACTGACTCTGAAGTTTGACAATGGAGCTGAAGTTTCAGTTAAGGGAGCGGAGAATGAGGATGCACTTCGAGGGAGCGGATTGGTAAAAGTTTCAATCGATGAATATGCTTATATGAAACCGCACGTCTGGGAGGAGATTATATTTCCAATGCTAACTGATACGGGTGGCAAGGCGATGTTTATAGGAACACCTGATGGATTCAATCATTTCTACGATATTTATTTAAAAGGAATCGATGACAGCGGGGATTGGCAGAGTTGGCAATACACGACAGTCGATGGGGGTTTTGTCGATCCAGAGGAGGTTCTAAAGGCTCGAGCCACAATGGATGAACGTTTATTTAGACAAGAGTTTGAAGCAAGTTTTGAGACGGCGGGAAAAAGATGTGCTTACAACTTTGATCGAAGTATTCACTTAAAGAAAGCAAAAGATATTTCGACGAAAAGATTTTGGGGAGTAGATTTCAACGTCGATTATATGACAGCGGTATTAGCTTGTGAATATTCAGACAGCACTATACATTACTTTAATGAAATTCGTTTAGCTAATTCGAACACCGATGAATTGGCACAAGAAATGAGAAACGTTTGTCCTGATGTTCCTTGCTATCCTGATCCGGCAGGGAGTGCAAGATCAACAACGAGTTCGAAGTCCGATCATCAGATTTTAAGAGATTATAAATTTAGAATCATATCAAGAAGGGCACATCCATCACACAGAGATCGATTGAATGCTTTGAATCGCAAATTGAAAAATGCTGAAGGGAAGGTTGGAATGACAATCGATCCGACTTGTAAATATCTTATTAAAGATTTGGAATTATGTCAAAGAGACAAGCACGGCGGGATCGATAAAACCACACTCGCTTTGACTCACGCCCTCGATGCTTGTTCGTATTTAGTAGAACATCGCTATCCTGTCACTCGACGGGTAGCCACATCCACAAGTTGGTGATATTATGGTTATAGAAAATTTAAGCCAGACATCAGTAATCAGTGCTCTAAAAAAGCAAGTCGATATGATTGAATCAAAACGAATTAACGAACGCTATACGATGATAAATTATTACGAAGGAATGGCTTCTGAAATGGAGGGCGATATAAAAGAATATTTCAACAGCGACAGTTTGAAACAGGTTCCGCATTTAACTCAAAACATCACAGGGAAATTAGTTAATAGTCGGGCAATCGTTTATAAGGAAGCTCCACAAAGGGAAGTTGATGAGCGTTTATTTGAATTCACAAATACATTGGATTCGTCGATGCTTCAATTTGAGAGGATGACATATTTACTTGGGACTTGCGGGATGCTCGTGAAATGGGATGAAGAAAGTGAAAATGACAAATTGAATTATGATATGTTAATTGAATTTTACCCGCTTTTCTTTGAAACAGATTCGAAACCTGTTGCGGTTATATATCCTTTATTCAATCACGAAAAAACTAAAGTGACAGAATCGACTTATGCTTATTGGTCAGACGAGGAACATTATCTGATAACTCAGGGCGGCGGGAAGGTGTCTGTGAACGATGACGACTCCAATCCTTTCGGTAAAATTCCGATTGTATTCGCACATCGTCATCCGATGACGACTGAATGGTGGCGAGAAGGGGCGAGTGATATTGTAACGATGAATCAAACGATCAATGTGATGCTTACTGAAATGTCTTTATCGATGCGGCTTCAGATGCTCGGTCAGCCAGTGATAACAGGAGTCGATGAAGAAACACGTCTGGCGATGGGCGTTGATAAGCCGATTCTGCTTCCCGAAGGATCAGGATTCAGCTTTGCTTCAGCGGGTGGCGATCTTCAAAAATACGTTGAAGGGATGCGGTTTTTAGTGGACAGCGTTGCATATAACAACAATTTAAAAACGAAATGGTCACAAGGACGGGATGCGGCGATCAGCGGAGAAGCGTTGAAATTAATGGAGATCGATTTAACAGAAAGCGTTATGGCTGATGCGGAACATATATGGCGACCTGTTGAAAATGAAAGGTTCGAAATCGAGAGGGCGATTCTTGAAGCAAACGGGGTCACTTTATCCGAAGAATACAGCGTTGATTTTTCAGAGCCGAGGTTTCCATTGAGTGCCTCAGAGGAACGGTTACAATGGGATTGGGAATTCGATCACGGATTCAAAACGAAAAAGGATTATATTCGACACACAAATCCTGATGCGAGTGAAAAACAGATTGAAGAAATACTATCCCAAATTTCGGAGCAACGCAAAGTTGAAAAAGAAGAGGAAACTCCAGAACAACAGGAACAACAAGCCCCGCTTTTCAATTTGAGGACTTTAACGAATGGCTCAAAGGTCAGTCGACAAGTATCTTGATAACATCGAGGTACTGAAAATTGAAATTGAAAACAATAAACATCGAATCTTGGAAAGTTTCGATCTGGATTCGTTCTTATCAAATCCAGAAAACTATCTTCAAACATTGAGTACGGAATTCATATCACAACACCTTGACGAAGTGAAGGACGGACATCAAGCGGGAAAACGATTCGCACGATCACTTCTAAACGGAGCGAAATAATAAGTGAAGTTTAACATCGGAACAAAATCTCGTTTTGATCTGGGAAAGGTGAATCTCAATTTGTATAGGGAAATCAATTTGATTGCTGGAATGGTAGTGAAGGATCACAAGGACAGGCTGGACTCAGGAATGGACATCAAAGGAAAACCATTTAAGAAATTGGCAGATTCTACGATCGCATCAAAAAGAAAAAAGAAATATAAAAAACCACGACAACCATTAATCGCTACGGGAATGATGCAGAAATTTCCACCGTTCAAAAAAGCAACGAAAGCGAATCAAGTAGCGACGATCAAACCCGCCGAGAAAAGGCTTTACATCGGAGCGATTCATCAGGAGGGAACAAGTACAGCGGGAAAGAATCGAGACATAAAAATACCTCAACGTGAATGGTATGGCGTGACAGATATAATGGCAAGTAAGGCGATTTTATTTATGGAAAAAGAAATAGAAAGACGATTAGCACGTGCCTGAGATTGAAGAATTGACTGCATTGGAGATTTCGTTGTATACTTCAATCGACGGAACAACACAAACAACGATTACTTCGATTGAAGAATTAATTGGAAAAATGAGATTGCAAGGAATGGACGATGATTCGATTCGTCTCTTCTTAGTGAATGATTTGAAATCGGGCGGTAGGATTTTCGGAACTTATACTAATGCACTTGGTCGTTTTACTACAAATGCTGTTGAAGAAGCGGGAGGAATAGCAAGTCGAGGAGTATTTGAAAGAGCGGGGATCACAAATTTTCAATGGCAAACAGCGGGTGGAAATGTTTGCCCGGATTGCATATCACGGAGCGGTGACACAAGAACAATGGAACAGTGGCGTATGGTAGGAATTCCTAAAAGTGGTTTCTCAGTTTGTGGGTTTAATTGTAATTGTGTTTTAGTTCCTTCGGGGAAGGGTCGGAGCGTTCGAAATCGAGCCGCAAGGAAAAAAGAATTGAAAGAAAAGTTTGGTAGAATCTAACTCAATCGAGAGGTAAAAATGGCACAAGATGAAGTCAAAGCTACTGACGTAAAACAGCAGAAACTCGAAACTGACGAGGCTAAAGAACAGGCAGTCGATGTTCCCGACGTTAAACAGTCCAACGTTCCTTATTATCGATTCAAGGAAGTAAACGATCAACTGGTTGAAATGAAAGAAACTGTTTCAAAACTCAAAGCTGATGAAGAAGCAAAACAGGCTCAAATCAAAATTGAGAAAGGCGAGTATAAAGAACTCTACGAGAAAGAGGTCGAATCTCGGAAAGCGGCGGAAGTGAAAGTTTCCAAAGCTGACGAGTATTTTAAAACTCGAAAGAAACAGATTATGTCAGACTGGTCGAAGGAGGACGTGGAACTTTATGGTGATTTGCCGTTTGAAAAATTGGAACGGCATAACGATAGTTTAAAGAAAACCAAAGCTGTGAAGGTAAACACATCCAAGGCTGGAGTTTCCGGCGGTAAACAATTCAAGGGTGATTTGTGGGATGATTCCGATTCTGAATCTTTGAAAGCGAAACGAGAGGGTTGGGGTGATATCATCAAGCAGAGGTTTCACAAATGATGGAGTTAAAAAATGGCTAAACATTATCAAGGTAGTCCGGCGACGACCACGACCGATGCTGTGTTCATCCCCGAAGTTTGGGCTTCGGGAATTTACAAGTACTTCGAGAGGAAAACGGTCTTCCGGAATCTGGTTGATGATTACTCTGCACTCGTCTCGGGATCAGCGGATACAATTCACGTTCCCGAAATTGGCGTAATTAGTGCAACGGCAAAATCAGCCGGTTCGGATGTTAGCTACGATGCAACTGCTTCGACCACAACTGATCTATCGGTGAACAAACATTATTACGCCGCCAAACTTTTTGAGGATCTTTTGACCGTTCAATCGTCCTACGATTTGATGTCAAAATACGCCAAAATGTTTGGTGAGGCTCTTGCAAGACAAGTTGATTCCGATATCTGGGGTGAACTGGATGGCGTTAATCAGACACAGGCTTTAAGTGCTGATGATACGCTAACAGCCGCAGTATTTGAAGCGACCCTTGCAACACTCGGAGAGAACGATGTTCCTTATATGGACGGCGACTGCTATATGGTAGTCAACCCGACTTTGTTTGCGGACATTATGAATCCCTCTGCGGGACTTGCTCAATATTTTATTCGGCAAGATGCTTCGGGCGATGGTAGTGGTCTCAGAAATGGGATGGTTGGTTCACTTTATGGAATCCAAGTGTTTATGAGTAACACTGTAAGCACAGCTGGGTCATCTTCAACAGTCCCCGGCGGGATTTTCCATAGATCGGCGTGTGCGTTTGCGATGCAACGGGACGTAAGAGTCCAATCGGAATATTCGGTTGACGCTCTTGGAACCAAGGTAGTTGCTGACACCATTTACGGTGTCAAAGTGTTGGACGATTCGGATAATATCCGGGGCGTTCGATTCTTGAACGTAGACTAATTGGATTACTGTTAGTTACTGGAATGATGCTGAAGGGGAATCTGAACAATCAGGTTCCCCTCCACATCAGAAGGAGATGAAATGGAATTTTGGAAACATCCCACACAAGGAAGAATCTGGACAGGTGATTTCAAGAAACATTCTGAACTAAAAGATCAGATGATTTCCCAAGGTTGGGAACGGGTTAAAAGTAGAGATGATTGGTCATCATTTAAAAAAGCTGTAAAAAAACGTATAAAAAAGAAAAGAAAATGAACTAAGTTTAACTATACTATAACGAATGGCTCGTTCACAGTTAGTCATACTTTAGAGAGGAAGAAAAATGGCACAAACAAACGTTCACGGACTTTCAGTCCAAGAGAAACTCAACACAAGGCATTTAGACGTAATCACAGTCACCGCCACGACTGATGCGGAACAAATCAATTCACACAGGGTAGTTGCTCAGTCGATAGAAATCCCCTACGCTTTTTCACAGGCGGGAGGGACATCAACGATCCAATCAATTGTGATAATGGATGAAGGAAATACAACATTGACTTGTGATGTTTTATTCTCAGCCATCAGCACGGCTATATCAGACGATGAAGGAAAATCTATCGGTGAGGATGTAGGTGATCTCGACACAGTCTTAAGAGATGC